TCAGCCTCACCTAATTCTGTCCACTTTTTCCACTCTTCTTTATTAAGTTGATTGATTAATTCTCCTGACCCTTTTTCTAAATTTTCAGTATCTATAGCTTCAAATAACCGTTTATTCATGTACGTTACGTTGAAGTCTCTACTACCTAAAAGCCGCGCGTTTAAGTAACTAGGTACACCTTTAGAGTATTCGTTAAAATATTGTTGTCTTCTACTCATGTTATATCATCATTGCTAATAATGCGCTTGTACCTAAGCCCATTAAAGAGTTGTTATATGCAGTTTTAGCATTTTTATATGCATTTCTTCTATTAGAAGCCATAGCTGATGCGTTGCCTAAACCTTGTGTAGCTTGTGTGTTAACCCCTTGTCCAATCCCAATTAAGTCATTTAATAAAGCTTGGTTAATTTCTCGCTGTTGAATACGTGCGTTGTTAACACTCCCGGCTAAGTTTAGTTGCCCGCCTCTTTGCATAGCACGGTCTTGTTGCATACGTTGTGCATTAGATAACCCAGCACCACCATATCTTTCTATATTTCTTTGATTAATTCCCCTAGCTATTTCAGTTTGTCTAGGAGCATCTAACCTTGCTTGGTCAATTAAAGATGTGTCATTTGTCATTTTTAACAATCTTTTTTCAAACTCACGGAAATTGTTAATATAATCGTTATAATCTTGTCTTGTTATTTGAGCAAAAGTAGCAGAAGGGTCTTTTACCTGAGGTAACCCGCCTATAAAATCTCTTTCGTCTCTTATTCTAGTACTCATAATTATTAATCATCTGTTGTATATTGACCTTTATAAGTCGGTGGTCTAAAGAAAGCACCAAAATTTGTGTTAACGTCGTACATACTACCCTCTTCAGCCTCTTGAGTTTGTTTGTTTACGTCTGCAGCTCCTCTATTTCTTTGTACGTTTTCTATACCTTGCATAGCTAGTCTACCCATATTTTTTAACCTAGCCATTCTTCTTGATTGTTTTCTACCTGCTTTTGCTAAAGTATCTGTCATAGCTATACGTGCAGCTTGACTGAGACCAGAAGTAGCAGTAGCCGATAGCCCTCTTGCATTTTTCAACACATTTATTTGGTCTTGTCTCTGCCCTGCTAAACCTTGTGCACCCCCTGCTAACTGCATGGAAGAAGCTGCAGAAGCTAAATCAGCAGCGGCATCTACAGATTGTGAAGCTAATAAAGAGGGTTTACCTGATAAAGCTTGCATTG